TTTTTACCTCTTTCAGCCATTGATGCATGTGCAGCTTTTTGTTGAGCATAAGATACGTAACCTTCTTTCTTGGATTTCTTCTTACCCTTACCACTTAGATCTGAATCAGCACCATAATAAGTACCTTTACCTTTCGTAATATATGAATTTACTCTTGCCATTCCCCATTGCTGTGGTGTAGTACCAGGTCTATGACCAGTTCTCCAAGCAGCCATACCTCTATTATATACCTTTTTTAAAGTACCATAAGATATACCAGACTTTGCTGCTTTCTTTTTCAAGCCTTCATTCTCGAGTAATTCATCGAAAGCTTCTGTATAAGATGAAAATTTAAGCATCTTGTTTACTCCTATTTTTTATTTTTCTAATCTTTGCGCGATCTAACATTCGAGCATGTTTCATTTTATCAACCATCTTTTCGCGTTCAATTTTTTTCTTAGCAAATTCAACTGCATCTTCACCAAACATCTTACGATACTTAAGTGTATGTTTGCTTGGTTTAGTTTTTGCTTTCGCATCACCCGGTGCTTTCTTATAAGCAGCAGGATTATCATCATCCATCTTTGCATGTTTTCTAAAGTGTGCTAACCTCTTCTTCTTAGTAGCTGTCTTTAGTCCCTTGTAATAAGGTGCAGGCTGCGAGCCTTTTTTATCTTTAATATCTTTATCTTGTCTTACTCTATCAGTAAAATCTTTTTCAACTAATTCAACTGCATCTAGCCACTTGCGATAAAGTTTACCGCCTGACTCAATGATGACATAATTGCTTCCAAGCTTGGTAACACGACCCAACTCGTCAGTACCCAAGATAGCAACACTATCACCAATACTATAAAGGTTTCCTTTAACATATTTCTCCCTCGTTTCTGAAACGGGGTCGAGGTTTAATTTATTAAAATATTCTTTTTGTTGTTTTAGTCCCATACCTTTTCGCACTTCGTTATAAACTCTTTTTGCGTCAGAGTTAGATACGTTCCTTGGTAAACCCTGAGAAAATTGTGTAAAGTTACCATCACTTGCAATCTTTCTCATTTTTGATGCTGACATTCCTGAGACATCATCAGCATCAGGGTCCCTCTCCCCGGCTGACACGACATTAATTTTATTAAAATTATAGAGCCCGTGCCTACTTTTAACACCATTATATTTATTCAATAGTGTTTGGAATTCGTTAACTCTATCAGAGCCAACCACCATGTTGATATTTTTATAACCTTCATTATATAATTTAGTAACAGCATCAAATACACTCTTAACTTTTTTATCAAGAATGACTTGCCTTGCGTGCTTTGGAAAAAACTTTCTTACAGTCTTTACTTTAAAATTATAATCAAGTGGGTTCTTTTTACTGTCCATGCTTTGTGTCAAATAAACTCTGTAAGGATTCCTTCCAGACTTCTTAGATAGTTCATTCATCAATTTTTCATGTCCAATGGTTGGAGGATTCATACGACCAAACGTAAAATATATGGTCTTATCTTCCTCAATCAAAAATGATTTAAATGAATTTATCATTAACCTTTCTTTCTTTGTACTTCTTTTTTTCTAACGTCTTTAAATAAACGTTTTGCTATTCTTTTAATTCTTGCTTTTAAAGCAGGTTTGTCAAGTCTCTTTTCAATTTCTTGTTTTCTTGCAAATGTAAGTTCTCTTTTTGGTATTCCTCTTGTTAACTTCTTTGCAAGTTGATTACGAGCCTGCCTCATTGATCTTTTTTCAAGAGTCTTTTTGTTAGCCATTTTTCTTCTGGCTCTGTCTCTGCCTATCTTGATTCTGGCTTTTAGTCGTTTCATTAAACGACCACGCTTCATTCTTTGCTGTAACGTTAAAGCTTCATCAACTTCTATTTCTTCTTTAAAAGGACGATTAATCATCATGTCGCCTTTGTTTGGTGACATTGGCTTTTTAAGTTTTATCACTTTACCTTTGTGTCTACGAGCAATATCTTTCGCATCTCTTTCATTTGATGACATGCCAGCAACTTTACCTGCAGGATCTACTACAGCATGAGTGTGTTTAATAGCTTCATCGACTGTCTCTTCATAAATCTTATCCATTTCTTTTTTAACTTTAGGATCTTTTAAAAGATCTTTCGAAATCTTTTGAATAGCTGTCTTTTTATCGATCTGAGATCTCATGTTAAATCTTTTATCTCTTATAATCTTTAATGCGGCTTTAACTTGGTCTGCTGCAGATAAATTCCTTACTGCTTCGTCAACACTTTCAGATGTTGAAGGTTTTTTAATACCAGGACTACCTAAACCTTTTCGTACTGCCATTTTCATGCCTTTGGTACGATCTTTATTCTTATCTTTTTTTGCAAATTTTAAATAACCGCCTAATCTATATGAAGATATTTCGTTTTGTGTTTCTTCTTTATGAATATCCATTCTAGTTCCAGATTGAGTCTTAACGTAATTCTTTACTTTATAACCATGTTTCTTTGCAAAGTCTTGTCCATCTTTCTCTTTATGATAACTTTTCATATGTAGGTGTAAATGTTTATCACCAGGTTTTTTAATCATACTAGGAATTTTTTTTACACTCATACTTCCATCTGAATGAGTTTGAGCATCACGGTTTGCATCACTATGATTGATAGCTTCTGTTTGTTCTCTTCTTGGAATTCTTCTTATAGGCATTGATCTAGCAGAACCTCGGTGTGTTAATTTAATATCACCTTTAAGACCTTTTTTTCTGAGTTTTCTCATAGCATCTTCAGGAGTTGTAGCATGAACGTTACCGCTCATATCCTTATGACCAACTCTATAAACCTGCATTTGTTCATTCTTTGCTTTATCATGATAATGATCTTGGTGTGGTTTTGCTCTATCATACTTTGGCAGCTTATCATAATCATGACCATCTTTCTTAGCAAGTTCTTTTGCTCTTTGTAGATGATAGTAACTCTTATCGCCTGCTGTTTTTCCTACTGATTCTTTCTTAATAATTTCTTTATCAGTCTTAACCATTCTTATTCCGATTTTACCATCAGGTTTAACATATTTTTCTGGTTTTCTATCTGCACTATGTACAGCATCGTTCATCTTTGCAAATGCTGCCTTACGATTTGCATCAGTCTTGAATCCAGCATTTAAATCATCTTTGGCTTTAGTAATAGCTTTCTTACGCATAAACTTACTTACGCCTCTTTTACCTTTGACTGGTACTTTTAAATTTGGAAGTTTCTTATCCGACTTCATTGATAGTTCATTAACTATGTCGAAAAAAGATTTTAATTGGGTCATATCAGTTCCTCCCTGGTTTGTCCCATCCTTTTAATATATCTGGTGAAAAGTTTGCGTATGAGAACTCCATACGGTCCACAATTTTCACTGCATCACCACCAAGTTTGTCAATAGCAACGTATCCTTCTTGACCTGTAGTCTTATAACCATTTCTTGTCTTTAAGAACGTTTTAGTACTATTTAACTTATTAAGTATATTTATAAGTTTTAACTTCGCTAGAACTATAACTTTTTGCATTTCAAACATCATCATTAAACTTGTTTTATTTTGAGGTGAAAAGAATTTTAATAAATCGTCAAGTTTCTTTTGTTGGCCTGCTTTACCTCTTTCAGTTTTTCTGTTATCTATTTCTTTCTGATACTTTTGTTGTATGTATCGTATTAATTTTTCAACGTGGGTTTTGGTATTACCAATGACTTGACCTTTTCGTACATACGTATTATTAAACGTTTCAATAGTTTGAGCAAGGTCTTGATTAGCTTCGAGAGTACGTAAGGTAGTACCAGAAATTTTATTAAATATCCTGCCAGCGTTACTAAGATGTGCATTAACTTCCTCCGTATCTTTTTTAGTCATAGTGAATCGAGTCATGTCTCTTAACATTGCATCTTGTGACCAAACGTCTTTTGATCTAAAATTAGAAGTATTAACACCGTAAGAGGCTTTCATATCCTCAAAGTTTCTACCGGTGTATGTAGTATGCCAAACAACTCCGATCTTTGCGGCTCTTGCCTTTTTTGCTGCTTCAGTGTTTGTTGGTATCGCATACATTATTGTATTTGGATGGAACGTAAGATATGGTTTACCTTTTATCTTTTTTGTTTTTAAATCACCAGGTCCAAACAAAAAGTCACCTTGAATAACACCTTTAATACCAATATCAGGTAAATATTTAAGTGCCGCTTTTAATTTTGTATTGAGATCACCAGAAGTATCGTCATCAATATCAGAGTTACTCTTGTATACTTTTGGAGATTTGTTAAATATCCCCTTCTTAGCAACAAAAAATTTACCATCACGAGGATCAGTACCACAAAATAGAGCTGGTGCACCGTCCCATTTAACACTGACATTTCCATCTTTGACACCTCCTAACATATCTCTAAGAGAACGTAAAGCAAGTATTGCCTGTCTTGTTCCATCGACACCACCATAGAGGACTTTATCCTCAATATGAGTCATATGAGTGTTCTTTTGTTCTGTAATAAATTCTTTAAAGTCCATTATATTTTAACTGCTGGTTTTATAGAGCTTTGTGTTATAGTATCTATAATTACGTTTCTTGCGTTGACTGGACCTACGTGTAATATCTCGCCATAGGTTGCATCTTTCTTGTCGTTGTTAATAAAGATGACGGTGTGTTTAGCAAAGTATCTTGATGCAATTTGTTTAAACTCATTTTCAAGTCTTTTATAAATTGCTGGTTCTTTTTGTTTTAAAACTTTTAGTTTCTTACGGCCAAACTCTAAACCTCCACCAGCACCACCTGATTTGATTCCAATTTTTCCAAATTCTGTTGCAAACTTATTAGCAAGCTTTGATGTATCTTCTGCACCGCCCATAAAGAAACCAGAGACATATCCTTTCGGTATCTCACCCTTATCACTTT